TGGCTCGAAAATAAACCTGAAACAGCTTCACTATCATGTGAACATTGTGGAGTAATTATTCCTGAAAGTAAAAAACAACAAATGCTATTGAAAGGAAAATGGGAAGCACAGAATCCTAAAGCTAGAAAAGTAGGCTTTCATATCTCAGAATTGTACTCACCTTTCAGAACATGGGTTGAGTTAGTACAAGATTTCTTAGAAGCTAAAAAATCACCTGAACTGCTACAGACCTTTATCAATACATCATTAGGAGAATCATGGGAAGAACAAGGAGAAGAAATAGAAGCAGAAGGTTTGATGGCTAAGTGTGAGCAATACAATCACGAAGCTATACCTGATGAAGTATTAGTCATAACAGCAGGAGTAGATACACAAAACGACAGGCTAGAAGTTCAAGTCATAGGCTTCTCTGATAATTACGAAGCATGGGTTATAGAATATAGAATCATTTGGGGTAATCCAGCCACAAAAGAGATATGGCAAGAACTAGATGAATTTTTAAAAGAAATCTATACCAAACAAGATGGTGGCAAGTTACCTATTGCTTGTACAACTATAGATAGTGGTGGTAATTTTACAGATCAGGTTTACGCTTATTGTTATCGTAAAAATAAAAGAAGAATATTCGCCATTAAAGGTGCATCAACCCCAAATAAGCCGATAGTATCAAGACCAACATTTGTCGGCAAAAGAAAAACAGCCCTATATTCTCTTGGTGTTGATACAGCTAAAGAGTTTATTCATGCAAGATTAAAAGACGAAGATACTAATTTAATACACTTTCCCAACACAGTAGATGAAGAATATTTTAAACAACTAACTGCTGAGAAAAGAATATCATCGTTTGTACGAGGTAAAAGAAGGCTGGTGTGGAAGCAAACTCGAAAAAGGAACGAAGCTCTTGATACATGGGTGTACGGACTAGCAGCAATCCACATATTGCAACCGAACTTTGATAAGCTACTACAAAAAGGAGTAGATACAGAAAAAGAGCCAAAAATTCAACAAAAACCATCATTAATTAGGGATAGACGGAGATTATATCGTAGAAAGCCTAAGAATTTTGTTACGAGTTGGAAAGATTAGCATTATAATTTAGGTTACACTATTGACATGAGCAACTTATTCGACAGAGCAAACTATCCAACACAAGAACCTGATGAATTAGTAGTAGGTGATAGATGGGTTTGGCGTAGAGATGATCTAGTAAGTGATTACCCTTTAGATACCTATGCTCTTGAGTATAGATTCACAGAAGATAACACAGGATCATCAAATGCTTTTACTATTACAGCTACAGAAGCAGAATCAACATATTTAGTTGAAATTGCTAGTGCTAGTACAGCCAATCAAGTTGCAGGTGACTATCAATGGGCTGCTTTTATTATTAGATCAGCAGATTCACAAAGGTTGGTAGTAGATCAGGGCAGAACAACGATCTTACCCAACCTACAAAACACAACAGCAGATTTAAGAAGTCATGCAAAGATCTGTTTGGATAATATAGAAGCTGTATTAGAGAATAGAGCAACACAAGATCAGATGTCTTACTCAATAGCTGGTCGTTCTTTATCAAGAATGTCTGTTCCTGATTTACTTACATTTAGGGACAGATATAAAACTGAATATAATGAAGAAATAAAAAGAGCTAGGATAGAAAACAACCAAGACACAGGAAACACAATAAAAGTTAGATTTTAAAAATGGCAATTTGGGATAATTTATTTAAAAGTCGTAAAAAGGCAAAACGAAAGGTAAGAAACTATGCAGCAGCCAATACAGGCAATCTATTTGCCGATTGGATTAGTGGCTCTAATAGTGCTGATTCCAATATTCGTTTTAATCTAAGAAAAATACGAGATAGATGTCGTGAACAGGCAAGAAACAACGATTATGCAAAGAGATATTTACAGCTTTTAGTTACCAATGTAGTTGGACAACATGGCATTAGACTGCAATCTAAGGCTAGAAACCCTGATAATAAGCTAGATTTTATCGGGAATCAGCTTATAGAAAGAGAGTGGCGTAAGTGGTCTAAGCGTGGAAACTGTACGATAGATGGCAAATTATCTTTCGTAGATGCACAAAAACTGTTTATTGAATCTTTAGCTAGAGATGGTGAGGTCTTAATTAGGCACATAACAACTAATGATGCTAACGATCCATACCGAATACAGTTCTTAGATGCTGATTATCTTGATGAAGAAAAAAATCAAATATTAAAAAACGATCAAGAAATCATTATGGGTGTGAAACTAGATCAATTTAAAAAACCTATCTCATATATGTTGTTCAAAGAGAATCCATACAATACAAGTTTTGGTAGAAGCAATAGACAACACATAGAAGTACCAGCAGAAGATATACTTCATGCTTATAAACCTGATAGACCTGAACAAACTAGAGGATTGCCATTTATGACTACAGCTTTAGCAAGATTAAAGATGCTAGATGGTTATGAAGAAGCTGAACTTATAGCAGCAAGAGTTGGGGCTTCTAAAATGGGCTTTATTACTAGCCCAAGTGGTGATGCCTATGTCGGTGATGATACAGAAGATGATTATACCCCTATTATGAACGCTGAAGCAGGTACATTTGAGCAATTAGCAGAAGGACAAGGCATAGAAACCTTTGATCCACAGCACCCAACATCAGGATTTGACAGCTTTCACAAGTCAGTATTACGAGGTATAGCTTCAGGATTAGGCGTATCTTATGTCTCATTAGCCAATAATTTAGAGGGTGTAAACTATTCTTCTATTCGACAAGGTACATTAGAGGAGAGAGATAACTATAGGATTCTACAAAAGTTTATGATTGATCACTTTATTCAACCTGTTTTTGAAAGATGGTTGCTACAAACAATGTCATTTAAACAAGATTTCATGCTACCACCAGACAAATACGACAAGTTTTCAGATAGTGCTATCTTTGTCGGAAGAAGCTGGGGCTGGATTGATCCTGTAAAAGAAGTTAAAGCTAATGTTGATGGTTTACAAGCAGGAATAGTAACCCTACAAGATGTGCAATCGAATTATGGTAGAGATGTTGAAGAATTGTTTGAACAACATCAAAGAGAAGATGAACTAGCTAAAGATATGGATATTAAATTGGCTTATCAGCCTTATGGGGCTAATAAAGCACCTGTTGAGCCAGACATTGAAGGACTAGAAGATGGGCAAGGGCAGCAAGAGGAGACCTAAAGCAATCTCACACGAAGAATTTAAAGATCGTTGGGATAAAATCTTTGCTCGTAAGAAAACACCAAAACAAGGTCTAACCAAAAGACATAAAGACAAAACTAAGTACAACAGAAAGAAGCATGGCAAGTTACCAACCGAATAAAGGCATGAAGAATGAAGCCCAAAAGGGCTTAGATTGGCGTAAAGAATTAGGTCGTGGTGGCACAAGAATTGGTGTTACTAGAGCTAATCAAATAGTTCGAGGTGATAACCTATCTGAATCTACAGTCAAAAGAATGTATAGTTTTTTTTCTCGTCACGAAGTAGATAAAAAAGGCAAAGGTTTTAAGGCTGGTGAAGAAGGTTATCCGTCTAATGGCAGAATTGCTTGGGCATTGTGGGGTGGCGATGCAGGTTTTAGTTGGTCAAAAGCTATTGTAGATAGACTAAAAAAGGAAGATAATGGTAGAATGTCAGACAATATGAAAAATAAAACAGAAAGACATATTAAAGATATTCGTGAAACCGAAGATTCAGTTGTTGTTGAATTTGCGAAAGCACCACAAGAAGAACTTGAAGAAAATGGTTACAAAGACGAAGAAGAAGAAAGATCACACGAAGAAGTTGAGCAAAACCTAGAAGATCATATCGAAGAAGCTGAAGAACCAGCAGAAGAAGCTGAAGAACCAGCAGAAGAAGCAGAAGCAACAGCAGAAGAAGCTGAAGATGCCCCTGAAATAGATTGCGAACATGAAGCAGGGTGCGATAGTGAAGAAGAATGTGCTAAAGAAGAAGAATGTTTAGCTGAAGAAGATGCAGAAATCGCAAGGTTTTACGCTGAAGAAAACCTACAAAGGGCTTTTGAATTTGATCGTAATAAGATTGATGAAGATAAAAGAACCATTGAAATAGGTGTATCTAGTGAATTACCTGTAATGCGAGGATTCGGATATGAGGTTTTAGGTCATAAAGAGAATGAAATAGATATGGATTTTATGACTTCAGGCAGATCGCCACTTCTTTTAGACCATGATCCTACTAAACAGATAGGCGTGGTAGAAGCATTTGGCGTAGATCAGAAAAATAAAAGAACAATAGCTAAAGTTAGATTTAGTAAAAACAAACAAGCTGATGAAATCTATAGAGATGTTTTAGATGGCATCAGACAGAACATAAGTGTTGGCTATCAAGTCAATTCTATGCAGAGGGAAGATAACGAGAAAGATGGAGTACCCATCTATAGAGTAAATTCTTGGTCTCCCCTTGAAGTTTCTGCTGTAAGTGTACCAGCCGATATGTCAAAATCAGTCGGGTTTGCTCGTAGTAAAGAAACACCAAAAATTAAGATTAACCCTAATAATACAAAGGATTTAAAAATGGAAAACGAAAAGAAAATTCCTGAAGTAAACCTTGATGATGTAAGAAAAGAACAGGCAGCAGAAGCTAAAGCTATTCTTGATCTTGGTGTTCAACACAACAAGAGAGATTTAGCACACGAAGCTATCGGCAACGGACTTTCACTTGCACAATTCAGAGGACAGCTTTTGGAAACAATCGCAAACGATAAGCCACTTGATCTACCGACCAATGTGGACATGAATGAAAGTGAGCAAAGAGAATATAGCTTAATCAAGGCTATAAGCGAATCTGCTCAAGGTAAGTTATCAGGTCTTGAAAAAGAAGCATCTGATGAAATAGCAAAAAAAGTTGGGAAAGCAGCTAGAGGTTTCTATATGCCAACTAACTTAAGTTTTGGCAAAAGGGATCAAACAGCAGGTACTAACTCGGCTGGTGGTTTCTTAGTTGGAACTGATCACATGGGAGATGAATTTATTTCAGCACTTAAAGCAAAATTAGTCATTGGACAAGCTGGTGCTAGAGTAATGAATGGTCTTAAAGGTGATGTGTCTATACCAAAACTATCAGCACAAACTACTAATTCTGCTTTCGTAGCTGAAAATTCAGCACCTTCAGAAGGTGCAGCTACATTCGCACAAGTAACAATGTCTCCAAAGACATTAGCTGCTTATGTAGATGTATCAATC